TTTCAAATTGCATTCGTCGCAGATCAAGAGATTAATCTTTTGGCGGCGTTAACTGAAATTATGGTTGAATGTGAATTCAAGTGAGAAAGAAAGCACCATTTAAATTAAATTGTTTCGGAGCTCTTGGAATTTTTTTACTATTGGGTGGTGTTTTATCAGGTTTTGTGTTATACTATAATATGGTAGGTACTTTAAAATGACTGTTAAATTAATTCGTATGTGGTCTGGTGAAGATGTAATCGCCGACGTTATTGAAGAAAATGAATATACAATAACAATGGAAAATCCAATTGTTGCTGTTCCTTCAAATCAACAAGGACAAATTGCTTTTGCTCCTTGGTCTCCTTTACATGTTAAAGAAAAAATAACAATCACTGAAAAATATGTTGTTTATATTGGAGAACCTCAACCACAAATTATTGAGGAATATAATACAATGTTCGGTAAAATATCGACTCCTACAAAAAAACTAATTATGTAAAATGGCAAACTTTTCTAAACTAAAACATCAAGTAAAATCAAGTAGGTATTATATCTTCTGGGGTGCAGCAACTATTGCAGTCGTGGCAGGACAAATATATGTTGGTAATGGATATCGTGGCATGTCACAATCAATAAAAGATCTTACAGAAGTAATTACAATTAAAATGGAATGGGAGTTGTTAGAACAAGAATCTAATCCATACGGAATGATGCCATTATCTAATGTCAATTAAATCTCTTAAAACTCCACTTAGATATCCTGGTGGTAAATCAAAAGCAATTAAGACTTTATCCCAATGGTATCCTAAAATTATATCAGAGTATCGTGAACCATTTATTGGTGGTGGTTCGATTGCGATTGATATTACAAAATCTAATCCAGATATACCAGTTTGGATAAATGATTTGTATGTCCCTTTGTATAATTTTTGGGTACAACTTAGAGATCGTGGTGAAGAATTATCAGAGAGAGTTCGTGAAGAAAAACAAAATACTCTTGATGAAGGTGATGAAGAAAAAGTAACTGCAAGTGCAAAAGAATTATTCAATAAGTATAAAGAAGAAATTGATACTTATGATAATTTTGAAAAAGCAGTTGCATTTTTTATTATGAACAAATGCAGTTATTCTGGTTTGACAGAGAATAGTACATTTTCACCAACAGCATCTAATTCCAACTTCTCACTAGTTGGTTCTGATAAATTAAAAAAGTTTTCAAAATTAATTCAACATTGGAAGATTACTAACCTTGATTACTCAAAGGTTATGAATGAAGAAGGTTCAGATAATACATTTGTATTCCTAGATCCTCCATATGATATTGAAGATTTTTTATATGGTAAGAATCGTGAAATGCATAAATCATTTGATCATAATTATTTTGCATATGAAGTTTATAAATGTAAACATAATTTTATGATTACCTATAATGTTAATCATCGTTTATTAGAACTATATGCACAATATGAATTGAATTTTTGGAACCTTAGATATTCTATGGTTCATCGTGGAGATAAAGGTACCGAAGATAATGTTAAACAAGAATTATTAGTAACTAACTATAATATACATCCAGTAACACCCATAGAAAAATTACTGACATGAAGAAAGTTTGGAGAATATGGGCAAAGGCACTTGGAGACAAGTCAGGTAAAAATGATAGAGAGGCAGATTTTGTAGCTCTAATCAGAACTTTTATTTTCCTTCAACTTATAATTACAAATTGTTTTATTGTTGGTGGTAACATAAGACATTGGAACGATCATCACATACCACCCTCTTATACTATTAATAATGACTGAACTTAAAGATTGGTTAAACTCCATTAACCAAACTAAAAAGAACTTAATTGATGAAGATCCTAGTATTGAAAAGGAGTATCCTCCTTATATAATTAATCGTTGTTTTTCTGGACATCTCGATGCAATTATGTTTGCAAATGAGATGAATATGCATCATTTTTTACCAAAGAAGATGCAATATGACTTTTTTATAAATATCCTCAGAACTAAGAAGAGATTCTCTCCTTGGCTCCGCAAAGATATAATTAAAGATATTGATTATGTAAAACGTTACTATGGTTATAGTAATGAAAAGGCAAAGCAAGCATTGACAATTTTAACTAAAGAACAACTTGCTTTCATTAAATCGAAGTTTGAAACTGGAGGAACAAAATGAGCGTGGTGCAAGTCCCAGAGATAAAATGGGCACCTGAAAAAATGGTTGAAGTGGTTCTTGGTGAACCAGATGATTTTTTAAAAGTTCGTGAAACACTAACTCGTATTGGAGTCGCATCTCGAAAGGAGAAAAAGATATATCAATCCTGTCATATTTTACACAAACAAGGGAGGTATTACCTTGTCCACTTCAAAGAACTTTTTGCTCTTGACGGGAAACACGCTAACCTTACTATTAATGATGTTCAGCGTCGGAATCGTATTGCTCAGCTTCTTGCTGATTGGGGTCTCATAAGCATTGTAAATGTAGAAACGATACAAGATATTGCACCTTTGAATCAAATCAAAGTATTAGCATATAAAGACAAAGGTGACTGGATACTAGAAACAAAGTATAATATAGGTAGTAAGAAGAAAAAAGTTGAGGAGGAATAACTTACTTTTTATATCTTACAGACAAATTTCAAGAGGTCAACATGAATGGTAGACTTAATAAAGTTGCTATGACTGCTAAACTCATGCAACTTAAAAACGAATTAGAATATAAATGTAGGATAGGAGAATTAGGTGAATGGGAATGTGTAGGTGCTAACAAGTATCTTAATCGTTCCTTAGATATATTAGATGAATATTGGGAATGAAAGTTTTTATTTTTGATGTAGATGGCACACTAACACCAAGTCGTAAACCTATGGATATAGGGTTTATGTCTGAGTTTATTTTATTTGCTGTTAAGTTTCCAACTTACTTGGTAACTGGTAGTGATCGTGCTAAAACAATTGAACAAGTTGGATTAGATGTTTACAACAGATGCAAGAGAGTATTTAATTGTTCTGGTGCAGACATTTATGATGGAAACAATAGTGTCTATAGATCAGACTGGAAACCATCTGATGAATTAATAACTTTCTTAAATCGTGAATTAGATCGAAGTGATTTTCCTACAAGAACAGGTAATCATATTGAACACAGACCAGGTGGAATTAATTTCAGTATTTTAGGTAGAGGTGAACATAATAAAACTTGTTTTAAATGTAGAGAAAATTATGTTAAGTGGGATATTAATACTAATGAGAGAGTAGAGATATCTAATAGAATTAAACTTGAATTTCCTAATCTGAATGTTCAGGTAGGAGGACAGACTGGACTTGATATATCTGATAATGATAAGAGTCAAATAATAAAGTACTTTAGTTTTGATGATGATATACATTTTTTTGGTGATATGATGGAGGAAGGTCAGAATGATTATCCCCTTGCAAAAGCAGTAGAGGAAAGGTGCGGTAAAACGTACAATGTAAAAGATTGGGAGGAAACCCGACTATGGGTTAATCGGTTCTCCTCCTCATATCTGGGTGGTTTGGGTTATAATTAGTATTGAATGCCGAAAGGGTTCACATTTTATACTCGCTTAAAAGGAGAAAAATCATGACAGCACTACAACGATATCACTCTGAAAACTTACCAGAGTTGATGAAAATAATTAATAGAAACGGTATAGGTATGGACGATTACCTTGACCGATTTTTTAATGCTGATTACACATCAAATTATCCTCCATATAATCTAGTAAGTGTTAGCAATCATGAATCAAGACTTGAGGTTGCACTAGCAGGATTTAGTAAAAAAGATGTAAACGTATATACAGAATACGGTAGATTAGTCATAGAGGGTAAAAAGGAAGAAAGGAAAGAACCTGAGAACTATACTCACAGAGGTTTAGCACAACGTTCCTTCACAAGAACTTGGACACTCTCTGATGAGACTAAAGTTGAAGATGTAAAATTTGAAAATGGAATGCTTACTATTAAGTTGGGTAAGATAGTTCCAGAACATCATGCTCGAAAAAACTATCTCTAAATATAAATGAGTTCGAGATGGAACTTGGGGATCTTGACGATCCCCTTTTTTTATGCTATAATGTAAACAAAACAACTATATTATGTCTGTTAAATTAGCAGTGTTGCAAGACAGAGAGCAAGTAATTGCGGAGATAAAGGAACTAATTGATGAAGGTAAACCAGTTGGATACTTACTTACGAATCCACATCTTGTTTATGCAGAAAAACAATTTCTAGCAGAAAGTGAAGATGATAGATCAGTTCAAATAACATTATCACCTTGGATATTATTAAGTGCCGATAAAGAAATATTAATTCCAAGAAATCAGGTTGTTACTATTGTTGAACCAATAGATAGTCTAAAAGAAATGTATTCGGAGAAAGTAAATGGAAGTGATGGTAATAGCACTGACAAATAATCATTTTATTATTAGTCAAGTTGATGAAGTTGCAACAGAAGATATTGGTCAACCAGATTGCAGACTTACAAAACCATATATTGTTAATACAGAATCAGGTAAAACTATTCTTGAACCTTTCATGATGGATCTCACGAGGGAGAGTATTTTTATGATGGGATCTGATAAGATCTTGACATTAGCTGCTCCAACACCTACACTATTAGAACAATATTTAAATTTGATTAAAGAATGAGGTTTTATACCAACGTTCAAATGGTTGGAGATAACTTCTTAGTTCGTGGTTATGAAGATGGTAAACACTTCGCAACCCGTGAGAAATTCTATCCAACTCTTTTTGTTAACTCTAAAAGAAAAAGTAAATATAAAACTCTGACAGGTGATGTTGTTGAACCTGTTAAACCTGGAACTGTGAGAGATTGTCGTGAGTTTATAAAGAAGTATGCGGATATAGAAAACTTTGATATTTACGGAAATGAAAGATTTATATATCAATACATATCAGATAAGTATTCTGAAAACGAAGTTAAGTTTGATATTGAAAAAATTAAATTAGTTACACTTGATATTGAGGTGAAGTCTGAAAATGGATTCCCTGATGTGGAGTCTGCAGCTGAGGAAATACTTCTCATATCAATACAGGATTATACAACAAAACAAATTATTACTTGGGGTCTTGGTAACTTTAATAATAAACAAAAGAATGTAACTTACAAATCATTTAGCACCGAGTATGAACTTTTATCTTCATTCATTAATTGGTGGATGATTGAGGAAAATACACCAGAAGTTATTACTGGTTGGAATAGTAAGTTATATGATATACCATATGTTTGTCGCAGATTAGAAAGAATACTTGGTAGCAAACTTATGAAACGTATGTCACCTTGGGGGTTGGTAACAGAGGAAGAAACTTACATCGCAGGTCGTAAGCATATCTCTTATGACATTGGTGGTGTATCTCAGTTAGACTATCTTGATCTATACAAGAAGTTCACTTATAAGGCACAGGAGTCATATCGTTTGGATTATATTGCGAGTGTAGAACTTGGACAAAAGAAACTTGACCACTCGGAGTTTGATACATTCAAAGACTTCTATACAAAAGGTTGGCAGAAATTTGTAGAATATAACATCATTGACGTAGAACTGGTTGATCGTCTTGAGGACAAGATGAAGTTAATTGAACTTGCATTGACGATGGCATATGATGCAAAAGTTAACTATGAAGATGTATTCTATCAAGTAAGAATGTGGGACACAATAATCTACAATTATCTGAAACGAAGAAACATTGTAATCCCTCCAAAGAATCGTTCTAATAAGAATGAAAAATATGCAGGTGCATATGTAAAAGAACCAATACCTGGCAAGTATGATTGGGTGGTTTCATTTGACTTGAATAGTCTGTATCCGCATTTAATCATGCAATATAATATTTCCCCAGAAACATTACTCGAAACAAAACATCCTTCAGTTACGGTTGATAAGATTCTTAATGAAGAACTAACATTCGAGATGCATAAGGATAATGCAATCTGTGCAAATGGTGCAATGTATCGAAAGGATGTCCGTGGGTTCTTACCAGAACTCATGGAGAAGATGTACAACGAAAGGGTAATCTTCAAAAAGAGAATGATTAAAGCAAAGAAAGCATATGAAAAGACAGCAACGAAAGAACTTGAGAAAGAGATTGCAAGATGCAACAACATCCAAATGGCGAAGAAGATATCTCTTAATTCTGCTTATGGTGCTATCGGCAATCAGTACTTCAGGTATTATAAATTAGCAAATGCAGAAGCGATCACTTTATCAGGTCAGGTTTCTATTCGTTGGATAGAAAATCGCATGAACACCTATCTAAACAAAATACTAAAAACGGAGGATGTAGATTATGTTATTGCTTCAGATACTGATTCCATCTATCTTAATCTTGGTCCTCTGGTGGAGGTCATATACAAAGGCAGAGAGAAAACTAATGAAAGCATTGTTTCGTTCCTTAATAAGATCTGTGAAATGGAACTTGAAAAGTATATTACGAGTTCTTATGAAACGTTGGCCACGTACGTAAATGCCTATGATCAAAAGATGTTCATGAAAAGAGAGAACATTGCAGATCGTGGTATATGGACAGCAAAGAAGAGGTATATTCTAAACGTCTGGGATAGTGAAGGTGTTCGTTATGATGAACCTAAACTTAAGATGATGGGTATTGAGGCAGTCAAATCATCTACTCCTGCACCTTGTCGCACCATGATTAAAGATGGACTCAAGTTAATGATGAATGGAACAGAGGAAGATGTAATTCATTTTATTGATGATTGTCGTGCAAAGTTTAAAACATTGCCACCAGAGGATATTGCTTTTCCTCGCACTGCATCAAATGTTATGAAATACAAATCTGTTGCTGACATATACATGAAAGGAACACCAATACATATCCGTGGTGCATTATTATTTAATCATTATGTTAAACAGAAGAAGTTGGATAATAAATATTCACTTATTGGTAATGGTGAAAAGGTCAAGTTTATATACTTGAAAAAACCTAACATCATACAGGAGAATATTATCTCCTTTATCCAAGACTTTCCAACTGAACTTGGACTTGACAAGTATATAGATTATGATCTACAATTCGAGAAGAGTTTTGTTGAACCACTCAAAGCCATCCTTGATGCGATTGGTTGGAATGTTGAAAAAACTGTAAACCTAGAATTATTTTTTACCTAATGGATTTACCTATTGACTTAGATGAATTAGAAATCATCATTGAATCTGTGTCAGATGTTGATACAGAATTAACTCGTAAACTAAGATTAGTTAAAGGATTAGTTGAGGATGGTAAACCTTATAAGAAAATACTTCGTGAAAAATATGGTTATGTTGCATAATGTTTTTTAAAAAATTAAGTCTTGTTACTGGTGGATTTGACCCTATTCATAGTGGACATATATCATACTTTACAAGAGCGAAAGATTTTTCTGATTATCTTGTTGTTGGTATTAACACAGAAGAATGGTTAACAAAAAAGAAAGGACAATACTTCCAATCTTGGGTTGAACGTGCAGAGATTATTCGACATTTAAATATGGTTGATGCAGTAATTACTGTACCAGATGATGATAAAGGTTCTGCTTGTGGTGCGATTGAAAAATGTTTAGAAATATCTGAAAAAGTTGTCTTCTGTAATGGAGGTGACAGAGGTAAATCTAATACACCAGAAACTGACAAGTATGGTAATAATCCACGAGTCCAGTTTGAATTTGGTATAGGTGGTGATGATAAAATGAACAGTAGTTCATGGATACTCAAAGGTTATTTTGAAAGACAACGTAAACTATTAGGAATCTGATGGAAACACATAGAAAAACATTGCTACATCTTCTAAAAGAAAGAGCATATAAGAAAGGAAAATTTACTTTATCCTCTGGTAAAGAGTCAGAACATTATATTAATTGTAAACCTGTCACTTTATCTTGTGAGGGTAATGCCCTTCTATCACATCTTATGATAGAACATGTTGAAAAAAATGCTGTAGCAGTAGGTGGTCTTACACTTGGTGCTGATCCATTAGTATGTGGTATAGCACAGAAAGCATACTATACTGGTAAGCATATTGATGCACTGATTGTAAGAAGAAATCCAAAAGGACACGGAACAAAAGAAGTTATTGAAGGTAACAAACCACCAAAGGGTTCAGTTGTTACAGTCTTAGAAGATGTGACTACAACTGGTAGCAGTGCAATCAAGGCAGTAAATGTATTAAGAGATGCAGGATACGTTGTCAATCGTGTTATAGCAATTGTAGATCGTATGGAAGATCATAAAGTTTGGAAGAATAATGATATTGAATTTATTTCATTATACAAACTAGAGGATATTGCTGAATGAAATGTTGGCATTGTGATGCAGAATTGATCTGGGGTGGGGATCATGACCTTGACGATTACGAAGATATGGAGTATGATATAGTTACGAACTTATCATGCCCAAGGTGTGAATCATACGTTGAAGTTTATCATAAGATAGAAAAATAATGGATTTTCTTAAAGAGATTGTCAAAGAAATTGGTGATGAATACACTCAAATAGCAGCAGATATAGATGAAACAGAAACATTCATCGACACAGGATCGTACATCTTTAACGGATTGGTTAGTGGTTCCATTTATGGTGGTGTGTCTACTAATAAAATCACTGCTATTGCTGGCGAGACTAGCACTGGAAAAACTTATTTCTCTCTTGCTATCGTCAAAAACTTTTTGGATACTAACCCTGATGGGTATTGCCTCTATTTTGATACTGAGGCAGCAATCACCAAGGGATTACTTTCATCTCGTGGAATTGATCAAAGCAGACTTGTTGTTGTCAATGTCGTTACAATAGAAGAGTTTCGTAGTAAGGCACTTAAGGCAGTTGATATATACTTGAAAACAGAAGAAGAGAATCGCAAACCTTGCATGTTTGTATTAGATTCCTT